ATTATTTGCGTTAGATGGGAAACACGCTAACCTTACTTCTAACGACGTTCAGCGTCGCAACCGTATTACTCAGTTGCTTTCTGATTGGGGTCTCATAGAGGTTGTTAATGCAGAATCTATTGGTGATATTGCACCATTAAATCAAATTAAAGTTCTTTCTTTTAAAGAGAAAGATGAGTGGACATTAGAAACTAAGTACAACATAGGTAAAAAGAAAACCACTGAAACCAAGTAATTGAAAAAATTTATTTTTGATGTGGATGGGACTCTTACTCCCAGTCGCAAAAAGATCGAGCACGAATTTTGGGCTCCCTTTCTTATATTCTGTCGTCATAATGATGTCTATCTTGTTACTGGTAGTGACAGACAAAAGACCTTAGAACAATTAGGGTTGGATATTTGTTATACTGCTAAACGAGTATATAATTGCTCTGGTAGTGATGTATATGAGAAAGATAAGAATGTTTATAGGGATGATTGGGAACTACCAAAAGAGGTAGAAAATTTTTTAATGGATGAATTAGCATATAGTTGTTTTCCTATTCGCAATGGATTACATATTGAGAGAAGACCAGGTGGAGTTAATTTCAGTATCTTAGGTAGAGGGAAAGAACCATCTATAGGTAGGGCAGAATATATGAAGTGGGATAAAGAAAGATTGGAAAGAGAGGACATAGCAGGTAGACTTAGAAATGCATTTCCAGATTTATCTGTAGCATTAGGAGGTCAGACTGGTCTTGATATAGGGCCTTTAGGTAGTGATAAGAGTCAAATCTTAAGAGATTTTAGTAAAGATGATGAGTTGTATTTCTTTGGCGATAGGGTAGAGAAAGGTGGTAATGACCACACCTTAGCAATGGCAATTGTAGAAAATATGATGGGAGTTGCTTATAATGTCGATGATTATACGGAAACCAGAACTATATTAGAGGGTTTCCCACATGACAAAAATTGAGTATGTGTTATAATTAATTGTGTCGCCGTAAGGGACACATTACACACTCGCTCATAGGAGGAGCTATCATGGGAAACCTAGCAAGATATCGTTCTACTGATCTTCCAGAACTAATGGATAAGATCATATCGAACAGTATAGGAATCAATGATGATTACCTAGACAAATTTTTTAACGTAACACACACTTCAAATTATCCACCATTTAATTTAATCCAAGTAAATAATGTCGAATCGAAACTGGAAGTCGCCCTCGCAGGGTTCAAGAAAACTGACATCCAAGTCTATACGGAGTATGGAAAATTATTTGTGGAAGGCAAGCAGGAAGATAAAGAAACAGATGGAGAATTTATCCACAAAGGATTGGCCCAACGTTCATTTGAACGACAATGGACGCTCGCAGACGATACGGAGGTTAGATCCGTCAGCTTTACCGACGGACTCCTCACCGTGGACTTAGCAAAAATCGTACCAGAGAAACATGCTCGAAAAGAGTTTAATCTTTAATACATAGGAGGGGTTGCATCCCCTCCTTTTTTATGGTAGAATATTTCTATGACAATTAAACTAGCCCTACTAAAGTCTGGAGAGGATGTCATTGCCGATTGGCGGGAGATTGTCCTTGAAGATGGAGACAAAGTTGCAGCATATCTTGCTTGCTATCCTTATAGTGTAAAGATTAAGGATGGGGAAGATGCGTCAAAACTTGGTCTTTCATATTATCCTTGGATGCCTTTATCTAAGGATACTGAGATAGCAGTAGACCCCACTTGGGTTGTAACATTAGTAGACCCAGTTGATGAAGTAAAAACAACCTATGAGGAAAAAATCAATGTCATCAAAGAAAGACGCAAAGGTGATGGTTCTGACAACGGGACTAACACTGATAGCGACTCTTGAAGAACTAAGTTCAGAGTTAGGAGAACCTGATTGTAAATTGATTGAACCATATGTGGTTACACCTGAGGGTACTGTAGAGCCTTGGTTACTTAATGTGACAAATCAAAGCGAAGTAGTAATATCATCTGATAAGATATTAACATTGGTTGATCCTAAAACACCTTTACTAGCAAAATACGAAGCAGTATTTGATTGATGCGTTTTTATACTAATGTCCAACTTGTTGGTAACCAGTTCCTTGTTCGTGGATACGACAATGGGAAGAGGTTCACTGATAGGGAAGAATGGCGACCCACTCTTTTTGTTGATTCTAAGAAGAGGACTAAGTTTCAAACATTAGAAGGTAATCATGTAGCACCTGTTCAACCAGGTTATGTTCGTGATTGTCGTGAGTTTTATAAGAAGTATCAGGACGTAGAAGGATTTAATATTTACGGTAATGAAAGGTATATCTATCAGTATATTTCAGAGAAGTATCCTCAGAATGAGATTAAGTTTGACATATCAAAGATTCAATTAGTCACTCTTGATATTGAGACTACAGCAGAGGAGGGTTTCCCTGATGTGCATTCTTGTGTAGAGGAACTCCTAACTATCACCTTACAGGATTATTCAACTAAGAAGATTATAACTTGGGGTGTTAAACCATTTAAGGTTAAGCAAGACAATCACAATTATATTCAATGTGATTCTGAGTTTGATTTGCTCAATAAGTTTATTGAGTGGTGGATGCAGTTTACACCTGATGTGATTACTGGATGGAACATACAATTATTTGACATACCATACATTCAAGGCCGTATTAAGAGAGTGTTGGGTGAGAAGTTGATGAAGAGACTTTCACCTTGGGGACTTGTGAGTGAGGGTGAAGTTTATATTAAAGGTAGAAGGCACATATCAATTGATATTGGTGGTGTGACACAATTAGATTATCTTGACTTATATAAGAAATTTACTTATACTAATAGAGAATCTTATCGTCTAGACCATATTGCAGAAGTAGAACTAGGGCAGAAGAAATTAGACCACTCTGAGTTTGATACCTTTAAAGATTTCTATAGTGGGAATTGGCAGAAGTTTGTTGAGTACAACGTTATTGACGTGGAACTAGTTGACAGACTTGAGGATAAGATGAAGTTGATTGAACTTGCCCTGACTATGGCATATGACGCAAAGGTGAATTTTACTGATGTGTTCTATCAGGTTCGGACTTGGGATTCAATAATTTATAACTATTTGAAGAAGAGGAATATTGTTATTCCTCCTAAGAAGAGTGTTGAAAAAACTGACAAATACGCAGGTGCTTATGTCAAGGAACCGAAACCAGGAAGCTATGATTGGGTTGTCTCTTTTGACCTCAATAGTCTGTATCCTCATCTTATTATGCAGTATAACATTTCCCCAGAGACCCTCAGGGAAACTCGACATCCCAGTTCGAGCGTTGAAAGGCTCTTAAGAAAGGAGTGTGAGATTGATGGAGATTATGCAGTTTGTGCGAATGGAGCACAATATAGGAAAGATGTGCGTGGGTTCCTTCCTGAACTCATGGAGAAGATTTATAATGAGAGAGTCATATTTAAGAAGCGAATGCTTACTGCTAGGCAGGAATATGAGAATGCCCCTAGCAAAAAGTTGGAGAAGGAGATTGCTAGATGTAATAATATTCAGATGGCAAAGAAGATACAACTTAATTCTGCTTATGGTGCTATCGGTAATAATTACTTCAGGTATTACAAACTAGAAAACGCAGAAGCAATTACTTTATCAGGGCAGTTTTCTATTCGATGGATAGAAGGTAAGATGAATGCGTATCTAAATAAATTGCTTAAGACTGATAACAAAGATTATGTCATCGCTTCTGACACTGATTCCATATATCTCAATCTGGGACATCTTGTTCAGACTATCTTTGGTCAAGACAAGGATGTTGATAAGACAAAAATTGTTAACTTTCTGGATAAAGCGTGTCAGGAGCAATTTGAACCGTTCATTGAAAAGTCGTATGCCGAACTTGCGTCTTATGTAAACGCATATGATCAGAAGATGTTCATGAAGCGAGAGAACATCGCTGATAGAGGCATCTGGACTGCTAAAAAAAGATACATCCTTAACGTTTGGGATAGTGAAGGAGTTCGTTATGAAAATCCTAAACTGAAAGTGATGGGGATTGAGGCTGTTAAGTCTTCAACTCCAGCACCTTGTCGTCAAATGTTAAAGGATGCATTTAATAAGATAATGACAGAGACTGAAGATGATGTCATCGAGTTTATTGATGATTGTCGTAAAAAATTCAGTTCTATGCCAGCAGAAGACATTGCTTTTCCACGTTCAGTTTCTGATGTGGAGAAGTATAAGAGTGTCAACATGATATATGAGAAGGGTACTCCGATTCATTGCCGAGGTTCACTTCTTTATAATTACTATGTCAAACAGAATAAGTTGGATCATAAGTATTCTCTTATTCAAAATGGTGAGAAGATTAAGTTCTGCTATCTTATCAAGCCTAATCCAATCCATGAAAATGTCATATCATTTATTCAGGACTTCCCCAAGGAATTGGGACTGGACAAATACATCGACTATGACTTACAATTCAATAAGTCTTTCTTGGAACCTTTAAAAATTATACTCGACTCTATTGGGTGGAGTAGTGAGAAAACTGTAAATCTCGAATCCTTTTTTACTTAGATGGAATTACCTATCAACGACCAAGATCTGGATACAATAGTCAATGCACTAGCATTGGGTGGAGATACTAGACTTTATCATTTATTAAGGGAGGTAAAAAATGACAGAAAACTCAAAGAACAAGAGGTAGCATTATGATTTTAGTATTCATCAT